GGCAAGATATGTCCCCTCTTTGAGCGGCAAAACAGCAAACAGCGTCCTCGCCCTAGCCGACTGCCCGATCGTCACGCTCTCACCCCAAGAGGCCCCAGTCATGGCCGGTGAGTGTCGGAATACGACCTCACCACCGAATAGCACATCAAGCTCGGCTGGTCTATCCCAGCGGATCAGCGCCTGTGCTCCAAAGACAGAGATTGTCATGTTTGACAGCGGTTCCGGGGCTGACGACCGCCCAACGACCGTGTGACCCGAGATCGTGGTCCACGGCCCCGGGAGCCGCCCTGAAACTTCCCACCGCAGGCGAATGTCAACCGTCTCGTTCGTCCGCACATCCCCAATATATACATGCCCCGGACCCTCGTCTTCCACCACGGCCGGATAAAACGGCTCGCCAGTGCTGGACTGCCTCATCTGGACAACCAAACGCGGCACCCCACGCAAGAGCGATGTGTCCGCAGGATCAAATGAGATCCCAACGCGCATCCGAAGCTGTCCGGTCGAGCTGATAACCATGGCGCTCTCATCAGAAACGATAGATCGGACCGCTGGGGCCGGAATCGAAATAAGAGGAGTGATCTTGGTCTGGAAATCTGGAATCGTCTCTGTGTCTGCTGAATATATGGCGGGGCGGTACGGAACGCAGATGATCGTTGCGCTCATCTTGCTGTTGGGAATGATGCCGATGATCGTGGCGTCGTCCGATTCAGACCCTAACAGGCCAAACCCCAAGAGATCACCGACATTGATGACGGCCTCCGCTGGCGAACCAACACCGGCCAACGGCGTCACAAAGGTCAATGTCTTGGTCGTCCCGGCCTCGGTCGTCACCTGTGCGGTCACATTGCCATTCGTTGCATTGCGAATGACAACCCCGTAATCCTTCCCGGCCTCCATTGTCACTTCTTCATCCAGCGTGATCGATGTCACAGCGTTCGATTCATCAACCGTCAGGCTCTTGACGCGCCCGTACCCTAGGCCAAGAAGCATGACATCGTGCACAATTTGCACGCGGTCACCGCGCTTATATGTCAGAAACTCCATGTCCTGCTGAAATGTCCACCGCTCTGGCTGATTCTGCGCCTGTGCAATGCGGAAACGGCCCAGCCTATAAATCTGTTCAGGGTTGGTCACCCCCGGCAATTCAAGCGTCTCAAACCTTGTCGCGTTCTCATCGTTGTACCCGTCCCGATAAACCCGGCGCTCGTCAAAACTGTACCCCTGCTCTTCGTTCGGGAACCGAATCCGCCACCCATGCGGAACGTTTAAGAAAAACTTCTCGGCCTTGAACCCGAAACTGTTCCGTGGCGTGATCAGGCTCACCGGGACCGCCTGCTCCCGGTCAATGATAACACCCCACTTGCCGTCAATCTGTGTCGGAACGGCCCGGCCTGCGGACGCCACATCAAGCAGTGTGTCCCAGACAGATGATGCGAAATCGCGCGTCATGTTGAATGTGAACCCCTTCTCATCGCAAAACTCGTGCCACTCCTGCAAGGATTCGAGGTCCAGACGATCATCCGACAGTGGCTCGTTGATGCCGTTGCCCTGTAAAACATGTCTGAAAAGCGACGCCGGATTATTGGTCGCCTGCTCAACCCAACCCTGCGGAGATCCCGCCACCCAATCTTTGCAAACGGTCGTGACCTCACCGTTGAACGAATCAATGACGCCGTTCAACTGGTCCGTGGCCTGAATGACCAGCGCCGTCACCGCCAATGGGAACGGCGCGCTGATCGGGTCCTCGGCCTTGATCGAACGGAGCGCGGACCAGACCGTGCTGTCCATGATCTGCGTGTCGTCCGTGTCGGCCGTTGTCCTGCGCACCCTGACATCGTACTGACCGCGTGTCGCAACCCCCCAGCGCAGGCCGTGACGGATCGCTGATGTCCTGTTTTGCGTGAAAGTCACACTGGTCAGGTCGTCTCCGCTCTTATTCATCCATGCGTCTGCAAAGGTTTTTTGGAACTTTGCGCCGGTCGTGTCCACCTTCAACCAAGTTTCCGTCCCTGTCTCACGATACTCGATCTCTACCGTGACCGACCGCGATGTTTTGTCCCCGGAATCGTCAAAGGTCACAAGCCCGTTCGGGAACGAAATATCAATCCCGATCTCGTCCGCATTGACCGTTGTCGGCCGCGACACCCAACCCAACGCCTCCGTCAAAATGACCGAGAAGTCCTCCTGACTGATGGCGTCCGGGAACAGCGTCAAAGGCTCGTCCGTGGCATTCCCCGCCCGGTGCTCTATCTCTACGCCCTCGAACTCTGACAACGGTGTCTCGCCGATCTTCAGGCTGTCCGTGTCGATCTCTAAAGGCCCAATCCCCCAGACGAACAGCATCCGAATGAACTGCTTGTCCCCAATGATCTCCGTGTACGGCTTCGACCCCAGCGGGGGCGTGCAACGGTATTTTCCAAGAACCGACGGCACAACACCAAACGGTGAAATGCTGTTCCTCGCCCCTGCGATGAAATGCGTCGGACTATCAGATGTCCCCGCCGTACTGGAAAGCGCATCCAGTTTTGGAGCCCTGACAGGGACCAGCGCGTTGACCGCCATCATCCCGACCGTAGCCACAACGCCTGTTATGACCGCAGAAGTAAACGTCGCCGCAAACCCCGTCATCCCAAGGGCCGCGATCGCCGCGCCACCCGTTGCGACTGCTAACGCAACAACCGCAATCGTCAACACGATTCTTGCGACATCCTTCCCACCACCACCGCCACCGCGCGGAACAGGGAACGCCCGAACCTCGATGATCTCCCCAGACTTGGGCTTGATGCGGCTCCACGCCTCCCGAGGGATCACATTTCCCGCACAGAACACGCGGACATGCTTCAACTGCTTCGCGTCCGGCTGGGCCTTCTCGATCATGTCCTTGACCGTGACGCCTTCCTCGAACTCGAATGTCTTGCGGTCCACCTTGAACGGATGGACCGCCGCTGTCATGCGGACTATGCCTGACATAAGCGATAATATCCTTCCCGGCGTAAAGCCCAGCGCGCCCGATTTACGCCCTCCACCACAACCCCGATCTTCTTCTCGCAATGAATAAAATTGTTCTTGTCGATCATAACCCCCACATGAATGGGCTGACCACCAAGGCAGAACAGCACGACGTCCATGGCCTGCGGAACCTCAACCTTTTCCCACTTCCTGCGGTGCGCCATCACCGCATCCTCTATCTGCCCCCTCGTTGCCCGGCACGACCCTGCGTCGTCATACTCGTCCAGATAGTGCGGCAACTGCACACCGAACACGTCCCTATAAGCCAAATAAGCCACGCCCCAGCAATCAACCCCGTCATAATCCCGGCCCTTGTCCACAAACGGCGTGTTCATCACCTTGAGGATGAAATCGTTCAGACTCATATGATGCCCCGGAAGTAGCTCGGATTAAAACGTAAAGACGGATATGGCTCTCTCGTTAAGTCCTCAAACATCAGGTCGGCCTCAACCACCAAAGAATCGTATGTCACATTGGTCAAAGACATCCCGACAAACTCGGCCTCGACAACATCAGGAGTGTCTTGCCGAACAACCTGAATCGTCAATGACGGCGGCGTCATAACGGTCCTGATCGCCTGCCCTATCTCCCGGGACACATTATTGATACGCAATTTGGCCCGTGGCGGCGCGTCCTCGCTGGCATCAGGTAGAATGATCTCGAACGGAAAAGCAGTGAAGATCTCGCCGTTGGAAGTAATATCAACCTTATTGTTGACACAACGGATCGGCGTCGAAAGATCGTCATGCTCAATCAGGATCAGAACAAGTGGCAGGTCCGATTCCTGTGCAAACGCGTCCTGCTTTAACTCGTCTGATATTGGCATTCATCACTCCGGCATGGTTTCCAACTCAAAACTCGCGCTCCAGATCCTGTTCGCGGCAACCGGGTCAGGCTTGACAAGCCCCCACTCCGGCTTTGTCTTGAAGCGCATATCAATCGACGACCCGTCCACAGGGTGCGTCCAAGTGAACGGATCCTGCCCGTGACTCAATGTCGTGCGGAAAAAGGTCAAGAATGTCTCCAGCTCGGCCCCGGTCAGAATCATAGTCGTCTTGATCGTCTGCGTGATCGCCGTGAACCTGTTCCGAACAGACGCAGGGCCAGCGTCCATCTGCTGAATCAGACGGCTTTCATCGTCCTGAACCGTGGTGTCCGCACCCATGTCTTGTGGCAACCCTGCCGGCCAACTTGCCATATTTACCTCGCTGTCAGGGCCTGACTGACCCCAAATGTGTTCCTGATGCTTCTGTGTGTCTTGCTCCCGGGACGACCGACGTTCCCAGCAACGGCCTCATCGATCATGATGTTGATTTGCTCCCTGTCCCCGTCAAACTTGCGCTCCTGCTGAACCTTTGACCCCTCCGGCGCATAAACATTGACCTCAACCCGGGGAGCCACAGACTTGACGCCCATGTCCCCTGAACTTGTCCTGAACAACGGAGCGATCACCTCCTGCCCTGCCTCCCCCGCCAGACCGCGACGCCCGCCAGACATCGGCCACGAAACTGGCCCAGAAATGACTCCACCATTTGCAAAAGGAACAATGTCGCCGTAATTAAATATGTTTCCCCTACGAGAGGGCGTTGCTGACGTAACTGGGACCGCTGGTGTTGGTTTTGCAAAAAAACCAGATATGCCCGCTGAAAGCGCGTTTGCAAGCGGCTCTGTGACGGTCTTTCTAAGCAATATTCTCTCGATGTCTTTCCCAAGACCAACAAGAACATCTTGGAACTTCTTCCCGTCTATAATTGCGTCCTCAAAAGCAGACTGAAAGGAAAAACCCATATCTTTTGCGGCGTCTTGCAGTTTATTTGTTTTCTGCTCACCCTCCACAAGGTTGTCCATTGACTTCTTTGCGGCGCGTGCGTATGTCTCTTGTGTTATTACTCCACCCTGAAGAAGGGTGTTATAAAACTCTAGCTCATCATTATATTTTTCTTGCGCCGTCCTCATTTGCTCTGTCAACTTTTTCCCGTCATCCTCCATTTTGCGCTTCTTCTCAGCGGCTTCTGCCGCGGCCTCGTATGCGCTTGCCATTTCTGCGGCAACCCTTGCTTGGTCTTTCGATACTTTAAAAGCGGCGTCTGCGTCTTTCTTGTAATCCTCAAGCCTTTTATTAAACTCATCGAGAGGCATATATGTCAGTTTCGCCCCTTCCACAACGGCAGAGAAAACATCAAAAACCTTTATTCCCCAACCCTTCATCCTCTCTTGCGCGTTCTTAACAAAATCATCAAACCTCTTTGCGTTTTTTGCCGTCTCATCCTCAATCACAACACCTAGTTTTCTTGCGCCCTCGGCATATTTATCAAGACCAGCGCTCCCTTCTTCAAGCAACGGCCGGATGTCTGCGCCTGATTTGCCAAAAGCCTCAACAGCAACCTTTGCCTTCCCAATCGTGTCTGGCATAGAAGCAAATTTGTCTGCAACGTCTCTTAATATTTCATTAAGGTCGCGCGATCTGCCCGTAACTTTATCTTTGATTGCGATTCCTAGATTCTCAAAAACAATAGAATTATCAAACACGTTTACAGCAAGTTTTTTGAGCGACGTCTCAAGGGTTGTTATGTCTACATCTGTCATCTTTGCGGCGTATGCAAGCTCTGACATCTTTGTAACAGACAAGCCTACTCTCTCGGCCATGTCTGACATATTGTCTGCAAAGCTCTGGCCGCTCTTGGCAAATGCAACCAATCCAGTGCCAACTGCAACAGTGATGTTTCTTACAGATGCCGCGGCAAATCCTATTTTTTGGAGGCTTTTTTCAGCGGTAAACGCCGCCTTCGTCATTGCGGAATTAAACTGTGCGGTTTCGGCCTGAAGAAGAACATTAAGGCTTCCGAGTGTCCCCAACAGTCCCATCATTCGCCTTTCGTTTTATCTTATGCGCAAACAATGCGGTCATAGCGTCTTTTGCGCCGTTCTTGTCTGTCTCAACCTGCTTGCCGTCATCGTTCCGCAGGCTTAAATATGCCATCCATTCGGTCAACTCTGAACTCCCCATCCGTGACAAAAGATCGCCGACCGTCATCCCGAGTGTTTCTGCCAAAAGAAAATAAAACCGCCGCTCGGGTCGGCGCGTCAGTTTTTTCTGGCGTCCTCAACGTCCTCTGGACGCAAGCGGTTCAACCGCTGGGCCACATCGCAAAGCCTGTCCAGAACGCCAGAAGGCATCCCGCCAACCCGGTCAACATCATCGTCCCCAAAGACTCGCGAGCCATCTTCATTGACCAGTGTCGCCACAACCAGCTTCGCCCGAGTGTTCACCAGACGCCCCAGCTTGTCACGAACAGAAAGCGTCTGCTCCCACGCATCCCGTTGCGCACCTGACATTTCAGAAACGATCACGTCGCCGCCAAGCTCCGGAACCGTCACGGTCTCACGCTTCAATGTGGCCTTGGAAAGGATTTCGTCTTTTGTCAACATGCACAGCCTCCGTGGATTTAAAATAGGGCCGGGGTCTGGCAGTCACCCCGGCCCAACTGTCTCACCACCGAACAGATCAACTGGTCGTAATATCTCCAGAGATCTCAAGGGTCACCGACGCCTTGACAACACCGTCCACGGCCCCAGAGATCGCAACGCTCACCACATACGCAGTGAACGTCCATGTGGTGCTCCCGGTGTCAGCAAATATCAACTGGAACGACGTCAGCGTCCCGTTCTCCTTGGCTGTCCGGAGCTCCTCGTGCTCGGTGTCACTGGGGATGAAGTTGCACTCAAAAGACAGCTGTCCGTTGTCGTGCAGACCCATCCGCTTTTCTTTCGCGGAACTTGACAGGTCGGTCACATCAATGACCTGCGCGCTCCCGCCCGGACCGTTGAAAGAATTGATCTCGGCGATCGCCTTATAAGCTAAAGGCGAACCCGACCCGATTTTAAGAACTGTTCCTTGTGCCGGAATTGCATTCGCGCTCATCTTATCCCCCTTGTTTGGTAGTGAGCTGGTTGTCAAATATCTTCTTTTATGCTCCCACCATCAAACACAAGTGCAATGGTTTTTTAATTTAACAGCCTCCCGATAACGAGCGCGATACGCATTAACTCGCCGGCGCTTGCAATCCTCACAATACATCCTTGT